CTACGGGGCTCGTCGCCAGAGATGCGTAGCTCGTCCTCATCATCTTCCTGCGGAGCGGGATTGGTGGTTTCGCCCAGAAAGCTCAGGGCCATTGCGGCCTGATAGCTCGGGCCAAGGGCCAAGAGCCTGTCTGCTGGCGCTGCCGGCACTGCCGGTGTTTCACGTGAAACAGTGGGTCTGCTTACTGGGACAGAAGGTGCGCCTGCCGCCTGTCTAGGTGCGGGGGCCACGTCAGAGGGAGCGGGGGCCTTGGCCACTGCTGTCTCCGTTCCCATGACCTTCTTCACATAATTCTGCGTCTCTTGCGGCAGCCCGGCCTCATCGGCCCCGGCATCCAGCCGCTTCTGGGTATTTCCCGGGCCCCAGTTGTAGGCTATGGCAGCAGTGCGCTTGTCCTTGAACTTGTCCAGCATGGCCTTCAGGTAGTCCCGCCCCACCCGGGCCCGTTCGTCAGGGGTGTCGTCCTTGGCAGCAACCACACCGTAGCCCGGCCTCTTATTAGTACTGTCCAAAACCTGCAACTCGCCCTTAGCCGTACCGTACTTGGTCATCGGGCCCTCTAGAAGCTTACCTGAAGAATCGGTCCGTTTACCTCGGCTCTCGGCAAAAGTAATTCTGCTGAGAAAATCTTCAAAGTCGTCTTTGGCCATGCCTATCTCCGTATTACCGACCGGACGGTCGGTTAGTAGTACTCCAGCGCTTCCTGCTGCTGCTTCTCTTCGTCCTCTTCATCCGTGGCCAGAGACGCAAAGTTCCCCTGCCTGAATCTCATCCACGCCATTATCGCAGCATCCACCTGATCATCGTGGCTGCCGTTCGGAAAAGAAGCGCACTCCTCCACCATCTCCTCGGCCCACTCCTGCTGCTCTGGATACCAGATCATTCCGCTCTCCAATATCGGCGCTACGGCATTGGCCCGACTAACCTTATCCTGCCCCGATCTGCGCCCGCCGGGGCTATACATAGTGACAGGAATTCCCATTTTACGCAACTCCTGTTGCAAGGGCGTCCCGGTGGCCTTGGCCTCAATCAACACATTGTCAGGGTTCCAGTACCTGTACTCGTCCTTGGCCACACGCTTCAATTCAGGAAAGTCCCACCGCCCGCGCTTCACGCTCAACAGGATCAAGTTCGGGCCCGAGTCGGCACTCGGCACAAAAACGCCCCACGTACTGATTACCGAGTAGTCCGCCGTCTCCTTCTTACTGTACGCCGTGTCATAGGTCTGAATCACATAACTGCACTCCGGCGGCTCATCATGCTTCCAGCGCTTCCACCAGTTCCTCTTCAAGACCGCCCCATCATCATTCGTCGGCTGCTGCTGCCACTGGGCATTCCACTTCTTCAGCCCAATCGACATCTTCACCTTCTCCAACTCATCAATCGGCCAGAACCCCGGCCAGAGTGAGCCACCAGAAGGCAAGATGGCAGGGAATTCCAACAACTCCCACTGGTCCGACTTTATCTGACCATGCATCTTCAATAACCGACCCGACAAATCGTCCGTCTTCCACCTCGTATTAATCACCACAATCGCACCGTTCGGCTGCAACCTCTGACGAGGGCCGCTGGTGTACCACTCCCACGTGTTCTCCATTGCCGTGTCCGACATCGCATCCTGCTCATCCAAGATATCGTCCAAGATGATCACGTCCCCTCCGCGCCCGGTCATCGCACCGCCCTTACCAATAAAAAACGCCTCGCCCCCTTGCTGCGTGTTCCACCGGCCTGCCGCCTTACTGTCTATCGACAGGAGCATGTTCGGAAACAACTCCTTGTACTTATCCTCCTCCATCAGGTTCCGAATCATCCGGCCAAAGCGCTGCGCTAACTCCGCTGTGTGCGAAGCCACAATCAGCTTGGACCGAGGATCTCGGCCCATGAGATACGCAGGAAACAGATAGCTTCCCATCTGACTCTTGCCATGGCGAGGCGGCATGGCAATCATGAGCCTCTTACATTTGCCCGCGATTACCCGATCTAGCGCCTCGGCAATGATCCTGTGATGTTCGCCGACCAACATCTCAGGCCAAACATACCGACAAAAATCTAGGAACTTATTAGAGGCTTTCTCCTGTAGCTCAAGGAGTTTTAGACGAAGCTCCAAGCGCATCCGCTCTTCGCCCACGGTGTCCGGGGTGTTTTTCATATTATGAAATTGCCAAGTTTTGAAAAAATATAAATATACCCCATGGTTTCTATTTTGTAAATGACGGGGGGTGTTTTGCTAGAAATGTTTTGAACAACTATTTATTTGTCAAAAACAGAGCCGGAGACAGAACGTAGAGATGACGTACCATTTATGGCTCCCCCCGGGGACCCCGCAGCCCCGGGGGGAGCCAGCCATAGCCCTAGGCTATCGCCCAAAGGCGGCGATAGCCTATAGCCCTGAGCTATCGCTCAGGGCGGACGGATAGTCTATTGCCCGGGCCTATCGGCCCGGGCGCACCGATAGCCAATAGCCTAGGGCTATTGGCCAAGGGTCAAGCAGGCTCGTACTCTATGCTGAGTAACTTCTGCACTTCGTCGTCAATTTCCTTAATGTCCTCCGCAGCGGTCAACTGAATAGCCGCTTTCTTAGCGGCGAATGCCGCCAGTCTGGCAGGGATGTAGTCTGCCACATTTTCGGGCACTTCGAATTCAAGCTCACGGGAATACTTATCAACCAACACGTAATCACTGTCGGTGGTCTCATACATGCGGGGCATGTACTGGGGGGCTTCGCCCGGACTGGCATACCGGGAGAAATATGCATAAACATAAATGGTAACTGGTACGGTCTTAATCATGATGCTATTCTTTCTAGGTTAGTTGCACTGGGCCGGTTGACCCAGTGCTTGTATTATAGCAGGGTTTATCTTACCCTTACAACAAAATCAATATCATTTATTTTATTCTCTATCCTTTCGCCTAGGTTATCGTCTGCCCAGTCGCCGATCCTGTCGGACAAACAATCATCAAGCTTATCGGACAGATTGTCTTCCATCCAACTGTCAATCCTATCGTCCATCATACTGCCCATTGTCTGGCCAAGACTGTCCAGCAATTTATCTTTTGCCCAAGTGTCGATCTGGTCATTGATCAGTTGAATAAGTGCCAGCTTCTCCGGACTGGAAGTTGCCAGCATTTTGTCCACTGCATTAATTACAGTATTCAGCACGACTCGGGTTGCGGTATTGATTGCCGGACCTTCCACACTTGCGGACGACAGTTCTGCCACATAGTTTAATGCAGCGCTAACATCAGAGCCCCAGTCCGCAAACAAGGGGGCCCGAAATTTCCTGAGAGTATTTTCCATGATGCTATTCTTTCTAGGTTAGTTGCCCCCACTGCGGGGACATTCCCATTATAGAGCAGTGGGGGCGGCACGGTCAATATATATTTAAATCAATAATCAAAAGATAATAGCCCTCGGCTATCGCACCCGCTGCGCGGCCCTTCGGGTCCGTGCAATAGCCAAGGGCCAAGGGCCCCGGTCCGGGGCCCCCGGACCACGTGCACATAATATGGCGCATAGTATGAAACAGCGTGGACCGGGTGGCCGGTTTTGACTGTCTATAACTAACCGGATGGTCAGTCAGTAATCCCTAGGTCTACACTCGGGGGCAGCGCCCCCGATGTTCCATTTTATCCGGGGGTTAACTGGTTAGCAATTCTAATGCTCTGGTTTTAATGGCCGCCCCGGTCCCGAACCATGCCGATTCAAGCCGGGTATTGTCACTGCGCCCGCGCTCATGGTCCACCAGTTCAGTAACCGCATTCAGCATGCCCCAACGGGTCCCGATAACCCCCTCAAGCTCGGAGCCAATAGCCCGGCCATTGAACAGCGACATTATCCGCTTGTAGGCCCGGCTATCGCTAACATCCTCTTGCTGAGTGTACGGCCGGAGTAGCTCAGTCACGAATGCATCCGCTTCAACCGCAGGCATGGCCACCGTGGCCAACTTGCGGGACTGCACTAAAAAGCGCTCCCATGTGTTGGCCACAATGCCCAACTGCAACCGCACCGCTTCCGCATCGAATTTCTCCGAATGCAGGACCCGGACCGTGCTCTCATTGTCCCCAAGCGCTGCCGTGATGGTATTGTTGCAGACTACCCGAATGCTTGTGAACTTTGCAACCGTGGCCATGGTTCCATCATATGACGTGCCGAACAGCAGGTAGGGTTTGACCATATCGCCCTCAACGATATCAGCGCCCGGTCCAACACTAGCCAGAGCCCATACCCTTTTCCCGTGGCTGAGTGCTCCGGCTGTTTCCAACTGAAAGCCGCCAAGTTCCACAAGCCGCTCAAAAAAGCCCATTACCTGCGCGGGCTGAACCACGTTGTATCCGTCACTAACTACAGAGAGCGCTCCGCCTGTATCGCTACGGTGCAGGACTTTCCGGCCTTTGAAGCATTCGGGCTCTGTGGCCGCTGCCGTGCGATACAAAACGGGGGCCTCAAGCACGGTATATGCTAGGCCCGCTTCCCTTGTCCATTCGTCAATTGTTGCGCCGGGGGTCAGTGCCTGACCTAGGCCGTGCCAAGGGGTTTTCCCGATGTAGGCCATGGCGGCGGTTCCGGTAGTGGTGTCAATCATGTGAGCCATAATATTCTTTCTAAGTAAGTTGTTTCCAACAGCCGCCCGGCTGCTGGTAAGTGAATTATATTCCTGTTTCGCAACAGTTTCAATTTATTTTTAATTTATTTTATTTGCCCTCAAATTTATCTAACAGCCACGCCACCAGCACGAACCCGAACACCACCAAAATAATTATCACGCTGACACCTCCCGGCCCACGTCACCCGCCACATGATGCCGCAGCATTGAGCCCGGGGGAAGTTTGGCAGCAAAAGCCCGCAGGGTTTCCGCATCGTTTTTACTCCCTGTTTTTCTTGTCCCGTGCCACTGTATAGCGGTCGGACCACTGGCAGCATAACAGCCGCCCTCCGCATCCGTGGCCACTTTCTTTTTTCCGGTCCCGTGGCCAACAAACACCACCACATAATCCCGCTGACCCCGGGCGCATAACGGGCTACCGTTCCCACAATCCACGCATTGAAAGCTATCTGACAATTCAGCAGGGCATCGAAGGAATTTTATTCCGTGCACCGTTTTCGGCCATTGGTCCGCACTATCGTGCGCCCCCATGTAAACCGCAGGGCGGCCAAGCTCCACCGTGCGAACAGCGTCCGCCACCGTGTCGCAGCTTGCGTTAATGGTCGTCTTGCCCGCAGCAGGCACGGGCAGAGCTTCCGCAGTGAAGTGTGAATAAGTCCAAGCAACACCGTCAGGGGGGACAGAATCATAAACCGCGCTCAGATATTCAGCGTCGATTTGACTCGTTCCGGTACTGCTTTTGGGGTGTAGTTTGCAAGAACTGGGGCACGTGCCATAGGTCTCATGTTCCCCGCTACGGTAAGTTACCGCCAATGGGCCCGTCTTGCCATTACTGCTAACCGCTACTGTTTTCAACATAATATTCTTTCTAGTGTTGTGCCGGGAAACACCGGCATGGTGAATTATAACTACGCTACCGTTCTTCGCTGATTGTATTTTTCTATTGATATCTTTTTGATCATAGGTAAAAACACCGTGTCCCATGGGAAGTAATCGATGGGGGCAGAGGTCATTGTTTCCATAAAAGCCCGGGCAGCTTTCAGAGTGGCAAAGGCTTTAACCTCAATGCTTGAGCTAGGATAACAGACCACGAATTTATAGCGCGGTCGAAGGTTGTTTGACATAATATCCTTTCTAGTGTTGTGCCCCATTATCGGAGCACGTGTCCATTATAACGCAACTTTACCACCCCTGCCCATTGTATTTTTAAATGATGTTTACGTATCTAATAGCCCCCGCAGTTTGTTCCAGTCCATCACGTCAAGCGGCCAGTGCGCCAAAGGGACCTCACGCAAGCCTATTTCCTGCAAAGCCGCCGCATCCGATCCGCGATAAAGGAAAATTTCTCCGTTCCCGTAGGGCCCCGTCTTCGTGTACTTTTTAATGAGCACAAAAACAGGGCAATCGATCCGAGAATGCTTGACGTGGAAGGCTACCTGATGCGGGGAGATGTGCACTTTAAACCCCCGAAACAACACCTTGACCTCCATCATGACGAACTTGCCAGAATCAAGCCCCAGCAGGATATCCGGGATGCCCAAACCCACCCGAGACTCAATTCGCGTGAAGTAGCACCCGGGCAAGTTTTCCCGGATCTTTTTGTAGAAGATTGCTTCAGGAGTCATCTTCAAGCATCTCAAAAATATCGGGCGGAGGTTCCTTGACCCCGGACACAAAGGCGGGGTCCTTTTCAATCGTGGCCACCACCTTGCCCGTATCCGCATCAATCAACGCTGTGGGAGGGGGTCCGCCGTACAAGCGCTTCAGTTCGTCAAGCTTACGCTGCACCTCCTCTTTGCTCATGGAGTCGATGGTCCCATGCCGAATCTCTTTCCGTTCAACGTAGATCGTTCCAAGGGCCTGTCCGCGCCGGTATTCAGCATTCACTGCCGCAGCAAAGGCCCCAGCTTCCAGTGCCTTGTCCCGGATCGTCTGGAGGTCCTTCATGTGCCGTTCGTAGGAGGTATTGAACTTGGAGGCTAATTCAGCCCTGTAGGCCTGTATTGCGGCCACCACGTGGGGGTACTCCTTGGGGTTGGTCAATTTCCACGCCATGACGCTTGCAGAGGTCTCCTTGTACCCTGCCCGTATAGCCGCCTCCTTCAGGGTCACCCTACCATCCCCCGAGACGTATTCCTGCACGAACTTCCATTCCTTGCCGTTGAGCACCTTTTTCTGGTTCCGCAGGGGCGATACATCAGAGGTGAGCCGCTTGTTTGCCTTGTCCCCAATGACAGGGGGCACGTTCCATACGTCTTTCTTCATGGCTCTACCCTCCAGAGTCTCCAACCGGGTTTGTCCTCAGCCCGGCGAAGAGTGAATTTCCAGTCAGGTTGATGCGCCTTGACAAAGCGCAGGGAGGCCACCCGTGCAGAGGCTCCTTGGTTCTCATCTTCAAAGAACATGCTGTCTCCAACCTCCATGTCCCTGAACGGGTATTTGGCCCTTTCAGGGAGGGGAATTCCTGCCTCAATTGTCATCATTTTTGCCGCCCATCAGTAATGATCCAAACAGGAGTGTACCATAGCCTAACAAGGCGTGTCGCCCTAACACAGGGTCCCTTCCCATCCTTTTTTATTCCTCTATAGACCCTTGGGAAAAAAATAAAAAAAAATTCTCAAAAAAAAAAACGTAGGGACCCCCCAGTAAATTACTCCTCTTGACCCCCCTGTAAGTCAACGTATTGCTCTAAGTACTTGATTTCAATCACTTATTACGCCATTACGTCTATTACGCCTAATTTCAAAAAAATAAAAAAATAATTCTTTTTTTTCCCAAAAAACCCTATAGTGAAAGCCATTTCCCATATAAAGAACCACATTCTTTATATCTTTCTGGCATATAGACCCCAATACCTAGGGTAAACCCCTATAAAATAGTACGCAACACCCACTTGACAACTACATCTGAAGGACAGATACTAACAACTCATGAACATTTTAGAAAGGATAGAACATCATGAAACATATCGCAGATTTAAGCGTAAAATTGCCTATTCAAGTAGAATATCGGATAGACTTTGAGGGTAACTTCCTCCTTGATTCCGTCACGGTCCACGGTCCAAGAAACGAGGTCCTAGATGTCTTACCCTTGCTCAGTGAAGACGACATCTTTGACATCACCGCCCAACTCCACAACTGGTACGAAGATCATGACGAAACATGAAAAACTTAATCCCCTGACCACTGAGTCCTATCACAGGCTCATTGAAAGGACCAGTTCGCACGCAGACGACCTCTTGCTCTACAGTAATTCCAAGGGCATGACTCTTCATGAGTCCTTTTTCAGCATGTCTCTGTGCGTAGCCGCGCTGGCCCACGGCCTTGGGATAGATGCAAATACCGTCTATGCAGGCATTGACGCCGCGCTGGACGACCTGAAAATGAATGAGGAAAAAGAATGAACACCTCCTACTTAGCCCGTGCGCGCAAGCTCTTTGACAACCCCCTGTCACCGAGGTCCGTGAACCGGCACAATATGCGCGGTTGGGTCAAGAGCATCAGGTTCTTGACATTCGACTCAAAGAAAAAATGGCTTTTGCACGACAACGTGGCTAAACTAAAAGGAGCCCACAATGATTAGTATCGAAACACGCATTGCAGGTGCGCCGCGCCCACCTACTGGTGGCCGAGGGATTAGTATCGAAACCCGCATTGCAGGAATCCCCTGTATCGTGGAGACAACCCACATCAGCATTGTCCGGCCCGACTGTAGGGCCGACAGTGATTGGGACTACACAGGCTACTCAGAACTGGAGTGGGTAGTCTTGGACCGGCGCGGTAGGCCAGCCCCTTGGCTACACCGTAAGGTGACGGATGAAGACGAAGAGCGCATCAATGAAGAGATTTTTAACCAAATGGAGACACTATGAGACCCGACAACATGGACAAGACAGAGCAGACGGTATACATCCTCAATGGAATCACCCTCCTGCCCCACTACACCCTCCCCTGCTACGTGACGCCGGGGTTCAGTAACGACAACCCCATGAAGCTCTGGACAGTAAACGAGCTACTGGATGAGGGTGCTGTCAAAAGCACTGCCTTCCTGTGGCCCAGAGGCCTGTTGGCACAGACCAACGCTGGATGGCACACGTGAGCGCCGGAATTGAAGGCGTGGGTGAGGAGAAGTTGCTGACCCCGCAAGAACTCATTCACGCCCTGATAGCAAAAGGTTGGCGGCAGGTGGACATTGCGAACAGGGCAAGGATCCCCAAGGCGGACGTGAGCAGGATGAAAGCCGGGCAGTTGAGAAACATCCGTCACCTGCGTTACTTTTCAATGTTCAACATCATGAACGAGCCTCCTCCTGTAAGAGTGTCCAAGGCCCTTGTTAAGAAGAAATCGGTGCAGTACATGAAAGGCTTTGCTGATGGGGTTGCATCGGTTAAGGAGGGCCGTCATGAATGATGACGAGGACTATGGGGACATAGATGTGTTCATGTACTGGGTGACCATCGTTATCCTGTTCTTGGTGACGATTGTCTTTCTAGGTGCGGTGGCTGGGTTTATGTGGGCTTTGATATGACTAAGCAAGAACTACTCAACCTACTCAAGCTGCTCTCAGCAATTGAGAGTGCAATGTCAATCCATAAGGCAACACTGCCCGACTACTTGTTTCAGCAGATTGACGCTGCGGTTGCAGTGCTGGAACGGGAGATTTTGAATGACTAAAGATGACATCATCCTCATGGCAGACGCATCCGGGATAGCGTACTACGGCATGGGTAAAGACAGGGAGAAGTTTATCTATTATCTTGAAGCCTTTGCCAATCTTGTTGCCGAGCATGAGCGAGAGGCTTGCGAAACGGCGGTGGAAAACATTGCGCGGCAATATCAAAAGGCACATCACCCATCCGCAGAAAATGTTGCAGATGCCTGTGCTTACGCTATTAGAGCAAGGGGAGAGAAAGCATGACTGACAGAGAAACCATGCAGCAGGCGCTGGAGTGCATTGAGCGTCTGAACATGCGGGGACGGATATTGGCCGACTTTGAGGATGAGGTTTATGCAGCCATCAACGCCCTACGCAAAGCCTTGGCACAGCCAAAGCAGGAGCCTGTGGCGTGGATGTCCTCAGATAGGGCTTGGATGTGGAGTGATTACAGCAAAGCCATAGCTGCGGTTGCCAATATTCCTACATTAACTCTGATACCCCTTTACGCCGCACCAACACAGCTAGAGCAAGAGCCTGTGGCGTGGATGACAGAAGATGAATGTGATGTTTATACACGCAAACAAGTTAATGGTTATTTTCAACACGACCATATTCCGCTTTACACCACCCCACCACAGCTAGAGCAAGAGCCTGTGCCGAAGCCAAGTTGAAGGAGCGCAACACATGACTGAATACTTTCACCCAAAATACCCGAAGCTGTACCGCATTGGGGGTGAGTACCTGCCGGGACTAGCTAGGCTATTCGGGGCGCATGAGTGCAATGCTGGTGAGGCGCATGACATCGTTGATGGCAAATGCACCAAGTGCGGTGTGCATGTACGGGAGCAGAACACATGACGAAAGCAGAGAAAGAGATCCGAGACTTTTGTGCACATCACGCAGATTGGTGGCCCTCAGTTAGTCAAGTTCGGGAAATCATGGCCTTGGCACAACAGCCGCGCCCGTGGCAGGGCTTGAAAGCGGCTGATTGGGCAGAAGTCGGGGACTTGCCGGACAACTTTGATGAAGGCGTTGCGTGGGCAAGAAAAAAACTACGGGATAAGAACACATGAAAAGCCCCACCACACCCAAACAGAAGAAAAAGCCAATCAACTTCTACGACCCTTTTAAAAGGGTGGACCCCAAGCTGCTGGAGCAGATGTACAGGGCCGCGCAGAAAGAAAAACTTAAACAACAACCGGAAGCACTACTATGAAAGACTTAAATTATTTCCAAGCATGGCCAAGGGCCACGGTTGACCAGTATGCTGCCGAGAGCCACGTTCGGCTGTTGGAGAACGAGATTGCATTGCAGCAGCTACGTGAAGACCTGAAGCTGGCACAGAACGAAATAAGAAGATTGATTTGGGAGTCAAGCAAATGAAAGGAACTTATTATGGCTACTAGAAACAAAGCGTTGCCTGATTACAGACAGCAGGTGATGGCCTGTCTCCGCAAAAGGCCCATGCGTACCTCGGAACTTGCGGAGGCGCTGGGAGTGGCGAGAATTAAAGTGCGCCAAACAGGCCTGCTGCTGCAATCTCAGCACCTTGCCCGTGCGGAAATAATGCCGGGCAAGGGCAAGCAAGGGCTAGGGCGCGAGTACCTGTTCACCTTGGTGCAGGACGACCTCTTTTGGCAGAGCACAGTTGTGAGGATGACCTTCTGGCAGAGGCTCAAGTACCTATTTGGCTTCGCCCCAACTTAGCCCTGTCTCCACATCTACGCGACTGGGTACTTCCAAGGTGACGGCGGACTGCATGATCTTGGCAGCCTCTGTCGCCTGTTCCGGCGTGGCCACACTAACCACAATCTCATCGTGCAACTGCAAGAGCAGTCGAAAGCCCGCCTCATGCAGCGCCAGCATGGCACTCTTTGTCTGGTCCGCTGCGGACCCCTGTATCAGCCGATTCAAGCCCTTGTAAGTACCTGCCCGTTTAATCCGTGGGCCGTACTCAATGACTGCCTGCTCACGGGGCAAGGCCTTGTTCACTCCCCACTCCATGGGCTCCCACAGAGGAAAGCGGCACTTGCGGCCCAGTAAAGTGCGGATGGAGCCGCCGGAGGCCGGATGTTCTATGCGCTGCTGCACCGCACTGATCGTCCCCTTCAGAAAAGGAACGCTGCGGTGAAACTGGCCGATCAGTTCGTCGGCATCTTCTAAATGCAGATCAAGCTGCGCGGCCAACTTATTCTTGCCCATGCCGTACATCAGCCCCAGACCAATGGTCTTGGCAGCCTTGCGCTTGATGCCCGCCATGTTGGCCACCATCTGGTGGAAATCTGTTCCGGGGTCCTCGGTGTAAGCGCCGACCATCTTCTCTGATCCCGGCAGGCCCAACAGGCTGGCGTAGTGCACCAGCAAGCGCGGCTCCTGCGACGAGAAGTCATTTGAGGCCCACAACTCGCCCTCCTCTGGCAGGAACAAGCCCCTGACCATGGGCCCAATGATTTCATGTCTGGCGGGGACCTGTTGCAGATTTGGATTGGCCATGGACAGACGGCCCGTGACCGTGCCGCCGTCATCTGAGCGCATCTGATTGATGCTGGCATGAATCCGGCCAGTCTTCTCGGACGCCTTGAGGTAAGGCTGGAGAAACGTGCTGTGTGTTTTGTTGGTCTCGCGCCCTTCAACAATCAGCTTTGCAATGGGATGCTCACAGTTGTCCAAGAACCCCTTGGTAAAACTAGGTGCGCCTGTATCCGTCTTGTCATAGTGCAGCCCCAGCTTGTCAAATGCATTGGCAATACTTGCACCCGCCCAGATGTCAACTGCGGTTCCGGCAAGAGTTTTAAGCTCTGCGTAAATCTTCTTCTCGCGGGCGATCAGGGTGTCAATAAGCTGCTCACACTTCCGGCGATTAAAGCGCACCCCAGTGGCAGTCATATTTATCAACACGGGCAAAAGGCGCGTCTCTAGGGAAAAGATGGACTCCACATCCTCCTGACGCATCTTCACTTTAAAGGCCTGCCAAAGACGGAGTGTCAATGCCGCATCCTGTTCAGCGTACTCACCCACATACATGGCGGGCAGCTTCCACAACTCCTTCTTGGGGTGCACACCAAAGTCGGCGGCAGCCTGACGCAGGCCCTGCTCACTCTTGGCCTCATGCAGGTAGTCAAAGCCCAGCGCATTGAGGGAAAACCCGAACCTGTTCTCATCCAGCAACGGAGCCGCCAACATGGTGTCCATCACCGTGCCGTTTACGGAGAGCCCCGTAGCACGGAGCCAGCCCATATCGTAGGAGGCGTTGTGCATGATCTTGTCGGCCTTCGTATTCAGCACCTCCTGCACCCACCTCGTTACTTTGTCCTTGTCTAGGTTGCCGCCGCCCTGATGCGCCACGGGGTAATAGCCTGACCAACCGTCAACTGCCACGGCGTAACCAACAACAAAGCCGTCATTGCGTGGCCATCCGGGCCCGAAGTTCTCAAGATTTGGGTCACACGTCTCAAGGTCAATTGCGATTTCCTTGGCTGCGGACAAGTTGGGGAAGGTGTCTGGCGCAACCCACTCAGTGGTAGTGGGAAACAGGGGAAGAGTTCTCATAGCCGAAAGCCTCTTTCTGCGTTCTTGGGTAGCACTAAATGCAACGCCTTCTTGGTGCGGGTGACCCCTACATAAAAAAGGCGGTGAAGGTTGTCGGAATTTACAACGTACTCCTTGCAGGACTTTGGGCTCAAATCCATGATCAGCAGGACATTGTCTGCCTCCCCGCCCTTGGCCCCGTGGATTGTA